CTGTAATTAACATAAAAGATAATACAAAACTCCATAATAATGTAATAAAACCACACATTACGGAAAAAATCCATACATTTTTAGTGGGTCTAATATCATGTAATAATCTATATCTATTTAAGAAAACAAGAAATGCTTGCCATTTAGGAGAATCAAAACAATCACTAGGAATATAATTAGTCCATGAAATCCATTTGGATTCATAAAAATTCAATTCCGAAATAATATTTTGAATATATTGTGTTTGTGTCTCAAACATTTGAGTGTCTAATTTACACAATTCACATTTACACATACTTCCTGGTAAATGACAATCGACACAATATTCCATTTTTGAATCTAAATTAGAAGCAAAATCTACTACATCTGATTGATTGCAAAAATGTTTGCGAGACAATTTGGTAATGTGTAAAATAGCTTCTTCTAAATTCATAATTTTAATCAATCTAGTATTACCGTTAGCTTTGTCAAAAAACGGTTCTGATACTTTAATATCCCATAAATCTGGGACTGATGGTGTACCATCAGGATAAAATTGGTGAACCTTATTGGAATCAAGTCTTCCATCATCCATAGCAAACTTTTTCTTAACAGTAACAAATACTTGTACTGGAAAACGTCTGCAAATTGAATAAGGTTCATTAGAATATTGACGAGCAATATCGTTAATATTCAAATTGGATGTACCTACAACGCAACGTGGCTCAATAGAAACTTTTCCTTTCAGATCAGCTTCAGCCATATTGGCATATGCAGGAACGTTATTAATAATTTCAATAACTTTAGCAACTGGGGATTTCTCCACAAATTGTGCTTGAGTATTACCTAAGTCATCAATAAAGATACCATTAATATAAGAGCGATAAGTTGACATATACTTATCAGCTTCATTAATAGTAACTAAACGTTCATCAGATGCATCAAAACCATTTGATAAGAGAACAACTCTCATCAAAACGGCTGCAACTGAAGATTTTCCTACACCTGAGGGACCTTCAACATAAATTGCAAAAGGTGCTTCTCTTAATTTACCATCAACACGACATGTGATAAATTCGGTGTTAATTTTCTTTAATTGTATTAAACGAGTACAAAGTAAAGATTTTTCCCATGATCCTGCTGCTGCTTGGTGCAAAGAAGTAGCAGTAGCAATGATTTTAGTTAATTTAAAATCAAAATCATTTTCAGTCATATTTTTCTTGCGTAATAAATTACCTGATTTCATAAAAGGGGCTAATTCTAGCATATTAAAATAATCGGTTTCAAATTCACGAGAAATATCATCTGAAAATATAAAGGGAGACAAAGATTTTTCGGTAAAACATTTATAACCACCTTCAATAAAATACGTAATTGTATCAATTAAAGCTTCGGTTAAATCACACGCTGTTACGTGTTGTTTATAATTAGGAATGGAAAAAATTCTGATGCCACCAACATCAAAATTTAAACAAGATAAATCACATAAGCCTAAAGCGGCTACCATACTTAAAAGAGTAGAAATTTTCTTAAAAGCAGGATTATTAATGACTAATCGCCAATTATCTTTGCAATCTTTAAGGAGATTAATCCATGAAGGTGAAGGTGATGAGTCTTGTGTGTCTAAGACATCAAAATCACATTCAGTCTTAATATACTCAATCATTTGAGTAAGAAGACTACCTGAACAGTGAGTTTTTAAATAAATAAATAATATAGCAGCAGTTTGCTTTAAAGAAGAAGATTCTTGTAAAGCAATAAATAATGCTGTAATATTTTCAAGTTCAGAAATAATACTAGATGTATCAAAACCTGGCAAATTAGGTAAAAATGCCGAAATTTTGTTAGCAAATAAAAGACCAGATTGGTCATTTAAAATAGTATTAAGGTGTTTGGCAACAGTAGGGCTTCGTTTTAAAGACTTTGGTTTAGTTTTCAAAACAGAATTCTTCTGTTTGTTTTTGGTGTTTTTGAGCCACTTTCCTCTATTAAGTGTTTTAATAGTTTCGGATTGTGGTGATAAAAAGATCGATTTCGCTGAGAGGGCGTTTACTGATTCTAATTCTCCAGTAAAAGAGTGTCCAAACGGGACAGAAGCTGAACGCGCAATTGTTAACGCTTCAGAATGTGAAATTTCTAAATTAGAAATTCCCAAACAAACATGGGTACTAGTGACAGGGGCCACAGTGTCGAAGGAGTTTAATTCTCCAACACGAGTGTCAGTAATTGACATATTTGCAAGTATTTACGAAACTTCATTATGCATAAAGTAACTATTTCGAAGGCTCTTGACAGCCTGAGTAAGATATGTGCGTATGTAATATTTGAATAGGAAGAACAATGTCCTATGGGTATTTGTTTTTAACGAGTAAATAGTAACTCAGTTTCCTCAAATTTAATTAAAAATTTGAGACACGGGTTAAGCTCTACAGTGAGCTGACCGTCGTTTATGACATCTTTTAAAAAGGGATAACATAAAAGGGGGTTGTAAGTTAGTTAAGCTTACATACTTAGAAAAATAATTCATTAAAGAATTTGTCCGGAGACAGATTGTATATGTGGATTAGAAAAATGCTATTCAAGCATTTGAATAACCGACCAACAATGGTCGTCTAGGGTGGATAGAGATCCACCAACTACAATTAATAATAGTCATACAGGTGCTTAATAAGCACC